TGTTTTTTCGTAGTCAACTTCTTCGGTATGCAGCTCACTGGTGTTTTTGTTGGTAATGACAAACAGCGCTTTCTTTAGCTGATTTCCCTTCTGTGATAGCTGTGAGCTATGGTGCATATACAGCTGCACCTGCGCAAAGTAGTTGTCAGGTATGCCGTTTTTTAGCCAGTCTTTGAACCGCCGGTCGTTTGCCGTCTTCATTTCCAGCAAAAAAAACTCATCATTGAAAACGGCAATGCCGTCGATATGACCCAGGCTCGTGCCATAGGTATTTTTTAGCGCAGCTTCCCGCATCGCTACTTTGACGCCAGCGGTTTCCAGCCATTTAATCATGCACTCCTCAAGCGCGTGGCCGATATCAAACGTTCGCTGCGTTTTCGGCTCTATATAAGCAGGGCTTGCTCGGCGCAGGCCTAGCCACATCTTTCTGTCGCACTCGCTCCACTGACTGGCGCTAATGCTGTTGACAGCCCTGCTCCCTCGCTGCTCGCTACCCATCTCCTGGTCTATGTCGTGTGACTCCATTTTGATCTCCATTTGACGTGGGTGGGAAGCCGCCATCCTTGGCGGCTGGTAATTAAAAATCGATCGCGTTACTCGCTGCCTGATCCTCATTCGCATAATTTGCTTTTTTATCTGTCGCGGGCTGTTCTTTGCCGCTTGAAACGGCGCAAATCCAATTCCCGCTCATTTTCTCGCCGTTATCACGCTCCATCTCCCACACTTCGAGCTTGATGGTCATGGGCTTGTTACAAAGATTGCTCATCAAGTCCTTATCGGTCGGCTCGCCGCCCAGCTCCATGACTTTGCCGCCGCAGTTGGCGTCGATAGCGGCCAGCATGCGGATAGCCTTGTCGCGCTTATTGGCGTCTGAGTTGCCAACGCGCACCTTGTGGAAAATAACCCGCTTTTTAAATTCGCCCTCGATAACATCCCAGCGGAGCTTGATGTGGCGCTCGCTAAATTCGCCGCCATCGTCCCACTTGGCTTCCGTTACCATGGCCTTAACCTGTGTGCCTGACGGGATTGGCGGCAGGCTTCCGCCGCCCATCTCCGCGTTACCAGTTGTTTCTGGTGCAGTGCCGTCTGACATTTTGAAAAAAGACATAATATAATTCCTTCAGTTGATTAAGAATCAGCTTGCAGTGTGGGTACATAAGGCGCTAACGGGTTGGCGCCCAGCTCAAACGGTAGCTCTTCTGTGATGCGATAGCGGTTTTTGCTGATGCTCGAAGCCGCTGCGTGACAAACAATAATGCGGGTGCCGTCACTAATCGCTTTTCGCTTCCCCTCTTCTCCCATTACGTAGGTTTTTAGCCGCACATGTAGCACTGCGTCAACATCGTCAACGTATGGTGCTACGCTGCGCTTGTGTAGGCGCAGGCTGTAACGGCTGTGCGGTTCTTGATCGGGTAGGTCGATAGTCTCCAAGTCTGCGTGCGCGATAAAAACAACATGGATGCCCCTATTAGCCAGCAGCTCGGCGGCTTTCCTGACGCGCTGATGCAGCGTGGACACTGCTTGAAAGCCCGCGCCATAACCGCCGATCGCCTGGTTTAACGACTTTGGTTTTTTGGGGTCGCTGTCTATAATGTGCTGACCGAACAATCGTTCGAGCGCTGTCACGCTGTCGATGACGACTGTTTTATAATCGTGCTCCTCTTTAATAAGCGCGCCCAGCTGATCCCATAGCTCCGCAACATCTGTAACGACGGGCAGCGCGTCGGGGCGGTCGTCCATCGGTATAGCCTGAAGGCCGTCCTCCGCGCGGATAAAGACGGGGTTGGGAAACGTGGCAGCTAGCGACGTTTTGCCGGTGCCCGCGTCCCCGAGGACGGTGCAGACGATAGGCCTATCTGCTGGCTTGTGGATTTTGTCGAGGATGCTCATTTATGTATCTCCATGGGGTGCTGAACTGACAAACTATAGCAGCGTCATTGTCGGGTTGCAACCATGAATTTCATACGGCATAATAGAAACATCAAAAAAAAGGAGCGGCATAAATGAAAACACGCGAAATGCTCGAAACGATGGCCGGCGCAGGATACCCCATTAAGCTAGTCGCTGCGCAGTCTGGCGTCAGTTATATGAGGGTTTTCCGATACTTGCGACGCGGTGGCGCGCTGTCACCGGACGATAAAGCTCGGCTGTGGCGCTTCGCGGTTATGCAACCTCCCATTGCAGAGGCGCTTGACATCGAGATTGAGGAGGGGGGGTAAATGGCCAATATCCACGATTACTTAGAAGCAGGAAGGCGCGTTTTTCCGCTGTGGGCGGTTACACCGAGCGGCTGCGAGTGTGGTGATGCTGAGTGTGGGGCCCTCGGGAAACATCCGCGCATAAGCAGCTGGCAGCATTCTCCCCACTGGTCCGACGAACAGATCGAGGCCATGAGCAGCATGGGGCAGTTTGATACGGGCTTTGGTGTATGCATCGACGATCAGCTAGTTGTTGACATTGACCCGCGAAATGGTGGCTCTGACAGCTTCAAAAAACTGTGCGACGACCTCGGGATGGACCTAAAGTCTCTGTCTGGCCACGTCGTTGCGACCGGCGGCGGTGGTTGGCACATTGAGTTCAAGCGCCCGCCCGGGAAATCCCTGGTGCAGCACGCTGACGCGTACCCAGGTATAGATTTTAAATCCAGCGGCTTCATCGTCGGCGCCAGCTCGCTACACGCAAGCGGAGCCGAGTACGAAACTGAACACGGCAATCCAGGCAACTTAAACGACGCACCAGACGCTCTCATATCGCTCCTACAGCGCGCCGATCACCATCGTGGCCGTGTATCAGGGGAACACGTTGACGTGTCTCTCGACGAGCTTCGCGGCATCCTGGCGGAGATTGACAATGCTGACGTTCATTATGACGACTACATATCCATAGGCATGGGGATCCACCACACTACAGGGGGCGATGCTGACGGCTATTCGGTCTGGCAGGAGTGGGCGCAAAAATCGCAGAAATATAACCCATGGGGCATGGATAAAAAATGGCACAGCTTCGGCAAAGCGCCCAATCCAATCACGCTGGGCACATTGATAGCCAGAGCTGAGGCTAACGGCTATGAGCGACCAGTGACGTTCCCACTAATAGAGGGCGAAGAGCCGACGCCTGACGGTCACCCTTTCCCGATTGATAGCATTGACCTGCTACGCCCGCCGGGCTTTGTGGGAAAGGTTTCTGAATGGATTAATAGCCAGTCGCTGTTTCCTCGCGAACGCTTAGCGGTAGCTGGCGCGATTGTCAGCGTTGGCAACATTATTGGTATGAGGATGGTGGACGACAAAGACGGGGTTACGGCCAACCTGTTTATGTTTTGTGTATCAGCGTCAGCAACGGGTAAAGAAGCAGTGCTGCAATCCGTAGGCGCTATACACCAAGCCGCAGGCATTCATACCGCAATGCACGGCAGCATAAAATCAGAGCAAGAGATCACCCGCAATCTGGTGCGTCACCAAGCTGCTCTCTACGTTATCGACGAATTGGGCTATCTGCTCCGCAAGATCACAAACGCACAAGACAAGGGTGGTGCTGCGTACCTGGATGGCATCATCGGTCTATTAATGTCGGCATATTCTAAAGCGTCAGGGTTTCTATTATTAACGGGGGATATGAAAGAGGAGGTTAAGAGCGCATTGCTGCGCGAATATGCGCAGTGCACAAAATCGGTAAATGAAGGCGAAGATCCAGGGGGTAGATCCTCGCAGCGCATCCAGGAGCTAGAGCGCGCGCTAGATATGATCGACACAGGACTGGCGCGACCATTTTTATCTCTAATCGGATTCACGACGCCGGTTACGTTTGACGAGCTAGTAACAGCAGAACAAGCGACTAATGGCTTCATCGGGCGCGCCATCCTCGTGCGCGAGCGTGAGACGAATCCAAAGCGCAAGCGGGGCTTTAAAAAGCAAAAGATGCCATCGGCTTTACGAGCTGCACTGCAATCACTTTATTCGCCCGGGTGTTACGACACAAAGGGGCATCGCGTCGAGCATTATGACGAGCCAATTGAGATACCTACAGAATCCAAAGCGCTCGATATGCTAGAGCAAGTGGCCGACTGGGTCGAGGAGTACGCTGAGGAGCATAAGGGGCTTACGGGGCTTGAGGCCATTGTTAGGCGCGCGTATGAGCAGGTATCAAAGGTTTCGCTAGTATTATCTGGGCCGGAGGGAGTCAGGACGCCGACGCACGTTAGATGGGCTTATGCGTTCGTCCGCCAGGATATTGACGAGAAAATAATGCTGGCGCACTCAAACCAGCTTGAGAAACGCACAGACGCCAATAGCCAGGGCAAGGCGCTGATGGCTCGCGTCTATTCGCTTGTCGACGAGAAGGACGGCGAAACCGCAGGGGTAATCACAAACCGCTGCCGTAAGTGGGCAAGGGCGGATGTCGAAAAATCCATTGAGCATCTTGTAGCCAACGGACAGCTGGAAAAACGCGAGTACAAGCACCCCAAGAACGGCAAGACGGTTGCAAAGTTCTTTCGAATCGCGGTATAGTGGGGACGTTGGTTAAGCGATTGATTTTGTTGAGCAAGATAGCAGCAGGTTAGTTAGAGATTTTAAGAGAAAATCGTTTAAAATCAAAAGACTCACAGATTAGCAGCTTAGCAGACACCCCCAGGGGTGAAGCAGAAAAAAGAAGAAACAAAGAGAAGGGCCGACTAAGCTGCTATCCAGCTAACCGGCCCTTTTTTTGTGTCTTAAGAACTCTCTTTTATATATAAAAATATATATAATTCAATACCTTATAGAGCAAACAAACGTTCGTTTCAAACGGTCGTATGAATAGTTACGCTGTCGTTATCTTGCTCTAGCTAGCCAGGGTCCATTGCGGGGTTGTCGGCGCGAATACTTTTTATTAAACACATTGACCCGCTGGCGCTTTATCGCTACATTGCTAGGACACACACAGCAGGATCATCGAAAATGGAACGCAAATTCTTTCAGCTGATCGGCGGCTGGGTGGTGGCCATCACTATCTTCGTCATTGGCGCGTCAACGGGGCTCCTGGAGCCGCAAACGCAGGATGATCGCTACTGTGCCACGGGCGAGCCGTGGAAGGCCTCAGGCGACGCCGATGGACGTCCTGAGATTAAGTGAATTATTTTTACCTCGAGGTGTTGCGCTTACAGCACCCTGTGCTAGTATAAGGACACACCCACCCAGCGAGAATGAAGATGAGCGAAGAAACAGCCACACCACTACGCGACTACATTGCCAACGCCCACGCCGGCAACGTGACGCACGCAGCAAAAGCCATTGGCTATGACAGGTCTACGCTGCACCGCGTCATGAAGACGGCTTACGTTATCGGGAACAAGCTATATACGCCAGCTAGAGTAACAAAATCCGGAGGTTAGCATGAGCGAAGAACAGCAATCCGCCCTCGGGCCAATTACTAAATATGAGCAGCGCATCCGCAATGATCTGAGGGCGACGAGCCGCTACAAGCGACGCGTGGATATCGATCACCGTCTCGAGGATCTGCGGATTGAACGTCAATTTAAAGAAGTGTGGGATATCTCATCGACACGATTAAATGAGGGGACATAACATGACAACTCCAGCTGAATTACTTAGCCTCGCCGCGTTTATCCTGGATAGGAGAAATGACGAATGACTGATCCTATCTATTATATAATCAAAGAAGTTGGAACCGGTCGTGTCTACTGGAAAAAGACAAACAAGTTTGAAGACCCGACATATGTCGGGCTCCAGTACTGCTTGATGACGAAAGAAAACGCCATGGTTGATCTACGCTTCTTGATCGATCATATGGGAAAATCCTGTTATATAGAAGAGTCGAAAAATCAATGAGTGATAGAGATGAGCGTGATCAGTTAAAGACCGAAGTCAAACCAGAGCCGATCTCAAGCGTCGAAGTGTGGCAGTGGAGGTTGCGTAAGATGGAGCTGGAGCTGGAGGATGTGACGCATGATCGTGACGAACTTCTTCATGATCTACATGAATACGAAGCGTCTTCTGATCGGATGCAAGAAGAGCTATATATAGCGCAGAACGACCGCGAAAAGTTCGCAAAAGCGTTGCGGGAGATAAAAGTAAATGGCGCGTAAACCACACATTACCAAGGTTGGGGAGAGCCCCTGGTGGAGCTGCAATGGGGCACTAGGGTCTAGTCCAGGCGAGGCGTATGCCGCTTGGGAACGCACACGCGGGAGGATG